GGCTGTTAGTAATGCTGTCGGTCTGAATATAGTACGTGGCGATTGAGCCTGCGTCGGTGACTGTAGCGGTATTGCCATTCAAGCCTGTCACGACCACGCGGTTAATTACCGAGTCCGCCTCAAATGAGATGCCTACGCCGTTGTACTTGTATTGCGTGCCGTCATCATGAAAGTCGGCTACAGGCGCGCTCAGGGTAGTGCCAATGCGATCTTGGAATGTGAGCACCCCAGAACGCGACATAAACAGGCGACCGAACTCGGCGGTGTCGTTGATCTGTGTGATGTACTGCAACACGTTGGTTCCTGCCGGCACGGTGTAGGACGCGGCATGGCCGAGGTTGACGGTGCCTGTTGATATGTCACGCGCTAAGGCTGGGAAGTCAACTTCTGGAAGATTGAGCACGGTCTCTATGCGAGCACCAGATGTTTCGGCTGATGGGTTGAACTCATCTAAATAGGTTTGTGCAAGTAGGTAGAACTGGTCAGCGCAATAGACCGTCACGGTGTCAAGACCGCCCAAAGCAAAGTTGTAGTTATAGTTGACGACATAACCCGAGTACAGCAATTCTGGGACATCAGTAGAGCTGTATCGAATCAACTTCACCTGACGCATAGGCGCAAGACCAGGCTGTGATAAAGCGGTGTCGTAATAAGGACTGTTTTCATCAAACGGGTTAAACACGCCGTCCACGTCTTGAATGGTAAATGTCATTGTGCCAGCGCTAAACGTGTCGCCTGTGTCGCGTCGGCCTCGCTTGGCTGTGATCGTCGTTACTGAATCCATAACGCTCGCAAACTCGGTCGTGCCATCCAAGACAAAACTGGTGTTATCTAAAACGCCTCTAACTGCGTCGTCGAGAATAAAAGCATCCTGCACAAACCCCGTGGCGATCTGCAAGTCATAGTTACCTGAATCAACTACAGCTGTGCCTGGCATCAGGCAATGTTCAGAGCCAACGGCCCTGCACTCCGTGAGTAGGCGCGCAATGCGTTGACCACGGCTTGACCAATCTCTGCGCTAGTCGAGAGCCCGCCAGTAACGTTGACGGTCACTCCCCCGCCAGTATTCATGCGGTCTAATGGCACTACGGCTTCTGGGCCTGACTCACCAATAAGCGCAAGAGTAGGAGCGTTGACAATGCCACCCTCAGCCAATTTTGGAATAACTATTTTTGAGCCTGCTGTCGTATTTGTGCCACCTAATCTGCCCGTATTTATTGTTGGGATTTTAGGTATATCTGGCAGTAAAGGAATACTGTTGTAAGCCGAAATAATTGCGTTAACCGCCCCGATTACACCGTTAACAAGCATGTCAAAGGCGCTATTAATGCTGTTAATAATTACTTGTACGCCTGTCCTAAACCACTCAAACTTGTTGTAGGCGGTGACAAGAGCAATGACCAGTAATGCAATACCAGCAGCGATAAGGGCAAAGGGGTTGAGCGCCATAGCGATGTTAGTTGCCACGATTGCGGCCGCTACTAGGGCAATGGTGCCAGCAATAATTTGAAATGCTTGTGGGTTTTCTTGAGCCCACATAGCAAAGGCGTTTAATTTTGGAAGTACGGCTTCAAGAGCTGGCAGTAATGCGGCGCCAATTGCTTCTTTAGTTTCTTCTAAATTGTTTTTTAGAATCTTCATTTTGCCTGCAGCGGTTTCGGCGCTGTTAGCGGTAGCACCGCCAAAGGTTCCGCCAAGCACGTCCATAACTTCGTTTAAAGTTGCGCCTTCTTTAATCATCGTGGCCATCTCTGGTGACAGCGAACGAAGTGCCTTGAAGTTACCTTGGTATGCCTTGGCTAATGCGTCGGCAACTGTGGCGCTATTCATCCCTGTAGCCGTGCTGATGTCCATGACAAGGTTCATGTCGTTCATGGCAATGCCAACATCTTTAGTACCGCGCACAAGTGCTTCTAATGCCAAGCGATACTCGGTGTCAGCAACGCCAGTTGCTCGACTCATGGCGGAAATTTGTTTTTCTACTTGCGCGGTTTGTGCAGCGCCAGCGCCGGTCACATTTTGCAAGGTAAGAGCTAATGCAGCCTGTTCTTGAGCGTCCGCCATAGCGGCTTGAGTAGCGTCGCCTAGGGCAACAGCTAAACCTGCAAGCGCGGCAGCTGCAGGGACGGCAGCCTTCTTAATAGCAAACTGCGCTTTCTCACCTGTGGTTTCAAGTTGCTTAAATTGGGCAATCGCCTTCTTGATGCCTTTGCCGTCAAACTCGCTGATGATCGGGATGTTAATTGCCATTACGCGGTCTTTCCGTTTGCTTCGTTCATGACGCGCTTAACCAACTGCTCCATCTCGGACATGACATCGTTCTGGCGTTGCTCGTATGCCTTCCACATTACTCGCGATCGGCTCCCATAACGGGAAGTAAGCGCTCGACCAAGCGGGCCTTCCATTGACGTGTCAAACATCGTGCCAGTAGCACCCTTCCATTGGATTACAAAGGTACCTACGTTTGTTTTGTTTCCGCCGTATTCTTTGATGTTTCGCGTGTTGATCTTGGCAGCAATCTTCTGCTTCATGCCAGGCACCCACGGCAACATCTTGAACCCTGATCGAGTGCTCCAGTTGCGCGCCATGCCAGACAGGGGAACGCCAGTAGGGACAAGCGCGTTGGCGTCGTCAATGACGGGCTGAACAATCTTTTTATAGTCCTTAGTAATTTCTCGGCGCAAAGATTTGTCAATCTTGTTAAGAGTCTTTAGAGCATCCTTTAGCCCTACGACTTCAATCTTTGCCGATACTTCATTCACATCATCTCCGTTTGTTCTGCTCGTTAAGCACTTTAATGACAGTCGCTAGATCGCGTGCGTCAAACGGAATGTCGTTAGGCCACCAACCGACCCCGACGAGAACCTCTGCTAGTTGGCGGCGGTAGGTGCCGCGTCCGTAGGGTTTGGGTCTGTCTCGTCCAGTACCGGCAGAATGTCGATGTCAGGGTTTTTGCTAATCCAGTCACGCCAGTTGTCACCAACTTGTTCGCCTTTAAGTTTTAAGATCGTGTGCATCCAACAGCAATAATCTGAGTACAGCGGTGAGGCTGACAGCTGTTGAATACTGCGACGCTCTAGGCGTTCCCATTCGGTAACCACAAACAGGTTTGTGTAGTAATACTCAGGCGCGCTGTCGGTCGTGCGCTTTAACTGCAACTTAATTTTCATGGTTCTCCTATGTCGGCTTGGAGCCGTTATTTATCAGGTCACGTCAATTGTGTAAACGCCACCCTGCAGTTCAATCTCGTAAGTTGAGAGCTCACCAAGTGATGCGTTAATCACAGGAATTGCTGACAAGTATGTGCCAGTCAACTCAAAGCCAGGGTTAGTTGCCGAGTTGGCTCCTGCAGCTGGTGAAACTTTGACATAGCACTTGGTGCCGATGAGCGCTGACAAAACTGCGTAAGACTCTGACGCTGCATACGACGCGTACACCGTAAGGGTCAAAGAATTTGAGAAGAGGCCCGCCGTCATCGTCCTGGATGTGGATCCGAACGCCGTGTCTTCAAGCGCTTCCGCTGTAACCGTCAGCGTCGCTGCGGAAACCTGATCTGTGATGTCGGTAGTTGCCGCGCTAGTTGCGCCGATCAACACGACTGGGTTAGAGAGATACGTGCTAGTTGCCATGATTGCTCCTTAAGTTCTTTCTTGATAGTAGATGATTTGTGTTGCTTAGTTGTGGATTATGCGGTCTGGGCTTGAACAGCGCAATCAAGGTCGTAGCACGGGTACAACGCGCCACCGATCTCTAGGCTTGACGGACGGCCAGCCATCACAATGATTGACGAGCCAAGCACGCTTGCAACGATGCCCAAGATTGAGCGAAGTACCGGCAGACCTGCAGGCCCAGAGCCAATAACCTTGATCGGGAACTCCATTCGCACAATGTTGCCATTGCCAGCAAACGTTGTGAAGTTCGGTGCATCCAAATAAACCGAATTAGGAATCAGTTTGGTCGGGTCGTTTATGACGCGCAGACCAGAGACCGCGGTCAGCGTTGCGGTTAGGTCGTCAATCGCTTCGTTGAATAGGTCGGTGTAGGACATTAGGCAACCGCTGGACGTGGGATGCCAAGCAGCTGCTTAACGATCGGGGTCAGGCTTTGTTGTGGTGCCGAACCCATGCCGTCAAACGTGGCGTAGGTTGCCTCTATTGAGCCCCTAGAGCGCCACAGCGCGGCGCAATACATCAAAGTGCCCAATGTTGCGTCACCGCCTGGCGAGGTCGTTAGGGAGTCGATATAGCCCGATTCCTGACGCCTGCGATATGCAAATTGGTTGCCAGCCGACACGGACTGCGTGAGCAACGTGTAATCGTCTGACGGGTTTGTGATCGTAATGCCAAGGTAAGACATAACCTGCGCGGCGGTAACCCACGTGCAAACAGGCTCATAGGTAACGGTGCCAGAAGCTGCAACACGTTCAACATCGCTTGCGGTCTGGGCGTAAAGCACCTGATCAGCAATCGGTATCTGATAGTCGTACAACAGGTCGCCCTGTGTATCAACGCCTAGGAACAAATACTGTGGCAACGCGCGCACCGTGTAGGTGCCGTTAAATGTTGCGTCAACAGAAGCAACCGTGATTGAACTGCCGACTGCAATTTCCGATGGGGTCAGAAGTTGCAGTACGGCAAAGTTGTCAATCAGGTACTTATTAGTAACCGTGTATGTTGCCATGAGCGGTAGCTCCGCTCTCGACTAGGCCTGGGTGATCTTGCGAATCATTCCGCCGATTGCTGCAAAGGTTGACACGTAGCCATGGAAACTCATGTTGCGTCCCAAGACTGACGGCTGTTCAACGCTCATGAGGCCACGGATTGATTCGTAGAACTCGTAAGCATCGCCTGCACCTTGACCAACTCGGGTGATAATCATCGTCTTGGCAGCGAAGTTGCTGTCAACTACCAATTGCAAGCCGAGTGGGTTGCCGTTCCATGAAGATGCCTGACCGCCACCAAGTGCGTTCTGACCGGTGAGGCCAGCGCCGATGAATGGGAATACTGGACGGCCAGTTGTGTCGGCAAGTTGTCCAAGTTGACCCCATACGTCTGGGCTTACGAACATGTGGGTAGGTGTCCAGTTTCGGTTTGATGAAATGTCAACTGCCGAGTCATAAACAGACTTCAGCAAGTCGGCTACGGTGCCGTCCCAAACGCCTGACGAGTTTGCTGCGGTGAGCAAGTTGTCTGCAGCCAAGTTGTCAGAAGCAATCATGTATTCGCCCATGAGGTCATTCAAGATCAATTGCATTGCTGCAGGTGAAGTGAAGTCAATGTCCTGAACTGACAGCGTTACTTGACCAGCAAGTGTGGTCTTGCTGATTGAATTGGATGCAATCACCATGGTTGTTGCTGATGCTGAACCAAGTTCTGATTGTGATGCAACGCTGGTGTGCGTGGTAATTGTTGGACGAATAAACGTCTTTGACTGTCCGCTGTCTGGGTAAGCGCGAGCGCCTACAGCATCGACTACTGGACGCAAGAAGTTCAGGTCTTGAACCAATGGCCCAAGTACTGGAACTGGCAGAAGACCAGGTGTGTCAGTAGTTAACACATCGCCTGCAGCTGCCTGCAATGCGGTGCGCTTTGATGCGGTGTAATCAGCAACTGCAGCGTTCATGTTCTTAAACGTGTCGCCACCGATGTGGTAAGCGGCCATAAATTCACCTGCGGTTGGCAAGATAAATTCTTTTTTAGCCTGTGCGAAAATTGGTGCGGTTGGGATTGTTGCCTCAACTGCTGGAACGGTTACTTCTGACATGGGTTCTATCTCCTGTTCTGGGACTACTTCTTCATTTAACACTACTTCTTCTTGCTCTTGGTGGATACTCGCTGCGACGGTAGCGATGTTGGCCAAATCTCCGAATGCGCCTACGGGCACCAAACTGAGCTCTGTCCAGTCGGCTGTTTCAATGATCATGGTGCCCGCTTCGTCGTATGAAAATTTGGTTGGGTTTACGCCAACAGATACTTGGTCAATCACGGTTTCTTGAAGCATGATCATGGCATCTTGGCCCTGACTGCTGGCGCTGATCTTGGCTGTAAACAACATTCCCTGCTCGGTATCTACGCGCTCGGTCACAATTCCCACCGGCATTGAAGCGTCGTGGTACATAAACAGGCGTGGTGCTTTGCCCTCGACTGGCAATGAACCTGGGCGGAAGATCACTTGGGTTCCATCCGAAACTGTTGCCGGCACGTTGTAGGGAACTGCGGTTCCTGAGATGGTGCGTCGTGGCGCGTCGCCTTTAGCGGCGTCAAGCGTAAAATCTCCTGCGATTAATTTGATCATGATGCGATCTCCTCTTGTGTGTTTTCTTCTATAACTGTTTCTCGGTCACTCATGCTGTCGGCCATAAAGTTTTCTTCTAAGTATTCATGCGCGTCAAACTCCACGTATGTTCCGCGTGGTAGCACATTGTCCATTGACAGCGCTCCAGCAATTGCGTCGGCATACAACTTCACGCCAAACAAGTACAGGTCTGCTCGAGCCTGTTGGCTTGACTGATATGAGTAAGCGCCAGTAGCAACACCAACCAAATACGGTGGCACGTTTGCTAGACGCGACATTTCCAAAGCCTGATACTGCGATGCTTCAATAAGCAACATTTTGTCAGGCGTTGAGTTGGTCTCGGTGTACGACAAGTATTCGTTGAGCGCCGCGGTCTGATTAGTTGCGCGCGCAGCGTTAAACGCCGACGCCAAATCAGCAAGTTCTTGCGCGCTAAGTGGCTCGCCACCAGTTTGCTTAAGCACGCCAGCAGGAATGCTCGACGATGCGTTGCGATTACGAGCTGCTTCAAGTTTGAGCGCAGTCTCAATAGCGTTTGGTGCGGAATAGATTAAACCTTGCGCTGGAGACAAGAATTGCACAAGGTTGTAAGGGTCAATCTCGCCACCTTGGAAATACACTTGCGATGACGGAGCAAACCAAACAGGGCCAGCCATGTCGGTCGTGGTAACGGAACCTGCAGGCAGTCGAGTAAACGATGCCGGATAGCCGTCGGCGGTGCGTGACGTGATGTACCAAAATGCGCGCCCAAACATCATGAGGTCATCAAGAGTCCACGACATCAAGAATTGAAACGAGACAGTCGGGTCTGGTCGGCGTATCCATGAACGTGGCGCGATGTACACCTTTTCCATGTCATCGCCATTCCACATTTCGTTGTACATCTTCAACGGCATTGAGCCAATAACCGAAGCCATAAGATCGCGCGCGCGATTGATGGTTGGCACGCTGATTGCTTGGTTGCGTGCTTCGCCTTCGCGATAGGTGTAATACTGACCGATCATGTTGACGCCAACATTTGACGACGAGTAACCAGGTGCAAAGCCACCAGCTGCAGCCGCCTTGTTTGGCGCTGGGCTTATTGCTGCTTTTTTGGTTTTGTTAAAGATCGCCATAGATACCACTCTGCCATATAGGTGGCAACCGCACGTGACTAATCCGATTCCGACAAAAGGCTAGAGCGTGCGGTCGCCGACGAGAATGTTAGTGGTTAACGGCCACGAGCATGGGTTTACCTGAGTGAACTGGTCGCGCACACATGCCAATTCCCCAGACCATTGTTCGGGCTAACTCAATCGGCCCAGGCGAACGCTTGGACGAGAGCACAATCGTGTTGTCGGTGCGAACGGCAACAGCGCGCTGGACATGTTCTGCCAACAGTTTTTCGCCTGTGTGAAGTAGGCGTGCCTCGGCAATCATGTTTTTGGCAAGCGGTGTAAAGCGACCTAATTCTGCATATCCAACGACGACTCGGCGGCGCTCAATGTTCGGCGGGCACGTCGCGTCCACGGTCGGCGACAAGGCGAACCTGATCGTCGGGTCTTTGGCAAGTTCTTGCACGTTCTCCCACAGCTCTGTAATTGACTCGGCAATGAACGCAACGGTGACAAGCACTCGACCGTCTGACAAGTTGACGCATCTGGTCGCGCTGTATCGGGAGTCATCCAGCGATGATTCAATGGCCACGACGCCACCGCTTGGCACCTCACCGTGGTATTCCAAAGACGGCCAGCGCCCTGGCTCAATCCATCCGCGCACAACACTTACCCAAAGGTTTAACGATGCGCGCAAGAACGATGCCCGATCAGGGTTAGTTGACTCTTGCCTAATTGTGTCCATGTCCAACGTGTAACCAAGTGCAGGATTACCCCACGCCCATGACGCAGGATGCAACGGGTCAAGGCTTGGGTCAGGCGACCATTCCGCCATGTACATCGTGGACGGCTCACCTTTGTCTATTGCTCGAATGCCTGCCTCACGCCAACGCTGAAACAACACAGATTCCTCGGTG